TGAATCTCTGTCATATTATCTCTCAGATAGAAATAAAATATCTGGTAGAGGATCCATGCTTGAGGACATGGAACACATTTCAACTCTGGGGGGTGTTGGTCTGGATTATGTTAGAATTTGTCAGTCAATCTATAGAGAAGTCAACATCAACTCCATGAGAGGGGATAGGAGACACAAAATGATAATTAAGCCGACAGGATTTGAAGGATTGTATGTTTGCTTGTACCCTGGAACAAAACTAAGGTGTGGGGAATTGTCCAATAATGTGTGGTTCAAACTTATAGTTGACAACTCAAAGATTAGCAATGATGGTAGGTTTCAGGATCACTGGGCATTTAAAAGACTACTAAGAGATAACCTAGTGTCACATAGTAAGTGGATTTCATGTGATGTTCACAGATTAGATCATTATATCAGAGCATATGACAAAATTTTAATGTCATACACCTCTTTAATTTCAACAAGATTTAAGTCAATTGTTGATTTATCAGAATTTAGGGAAAGTAAAGGGATGAACACAACAGTTGAGCCTGAAACACACCACCCCTTATATCAAACAATGAATGATGATCAGACAAATGTTTTGGGTCTTATCATAATGACTTATATGGAGGATAGGAGAGTGACATCAAAAATGTTACAGAATGTCAGATATGTAGTTATGTCATCAATATCACTGTTTCCCAAAACAATGAGTGCTATGAGGAAAGTCATTGAGCCAGTGAGATCACCACTACAGCTCTATTATATAAAAAGATTGTGTAACTTTTGTAATGAAATGAAGACTTGGAACCCAGGAAAAAATTGTGCTTTTGGCAATGTCAAATTTGATGCTGCAACACAAACATTTTCAGATAAACTTGGTGGTTCAAATATAAGAATGCCTAGACCACTTGTTTCTTGTGGTGGACAATATGCTGAATTTAGTGAAATTCTTTGTGAGATGTACTTCACCATGTTATTCAACAAAAACCAGGATGATCCTACACATGCTAGTTTCCAAATTTTGGGTAAAATATTAGAGGGTGAACAATCATATCAAAAAGTTAAAAGAACATTAGACCACTTAGGGTACAGTAATAATGAGACTGATGAGAATTTTGCTTGTAGGATCTTACAAGAAAAACGAACACACACCTTCTCCAGACGAGCTATAGAAATAGGAAGCAGGCTGTTAAGGGAGGAGCTGTCTGATCCAATGGGTGATCAAATATCAATGTCAATGAAAAGGCAAAATGTCAATAAAACACTAGATAATTTTGCAACATTTAAATCATCCACAACCACTGCTAATGAGTATTTTGACCCACAGCTTGAAAGGCAAACAGTCAGAACAAAATGTATTTCCAACACACTTGACTTAATAGAAGAAGGTCTGAAAAATTCCTTTGAGGTGGCTGAGAAATACAAACTAGAGGAAACTAGTTATCAAGTTTTCAAGAAAAACCAAATTGGTGGTGTTAGAGAGATCCTCATTCTACCATTGACAGTTAGAATTAGGATAAATATCTTGGAAACTATATCTAGGAACATATGTTATTTTGACTCAAGAGAAATGTTAACACATGGATCCAAGAAATATGATATGGTAAAATCATTACTTTATGCTTCAAAGAAATACCCTGGCAAGAGAGCACCAATACATTTCACTATGGATAAAAGTAGATGGGGTCCTAGTTTTGTCCCAATACAATTTTTGTATTTATTTACTAGTTTTAGAGAGACACTTGGAAATGTGTTTAATCTTATTACTGATCTGCTGATTAGACACCAGAATAAGAGATGTTACCTCCCTGAGAGACTGATGAAAGCATGGCATTTGGATGAGGACAATAAGTATATGCATGGGGATGTAAATTTGCAGAATCTTAAAGAGGTGTTTATTAGAACACACAAAACTAGCATGAGGAATGAATCCAACATGGGACAAGGTATATTACATTTTACCTCCTCATATCTACACCTTGCAATGATAGCTTTCCGGAATGAGTTATACAAAAGGTACTGTAAGGATATAGGAGCTGACTCAGATGATCATGGTGATTTATTGTCTTCAGATGATTCTTATTCCCTATTTTGCCCAGAACTACAGCCTCCTAAGAAGGTTAAAGTTAATAAAGTGGAATATGTTAGGCTCAAGATAAAATTGTTTATGAGAGCACAACAGATCTCTGAATATTTATTCAATTGTAGGAGCTCACTTGTTAAATCAAGTATTAACCCACTGATTGGAGAATTTAACTCTTTATTTGTCTCCAACATGGGTTTTATGCCTGCTCTTATTAAGTTTTCTTTAGCATCTGTTCATCCCACAAACACTGATTCATTCTATAGAATGGTTAAAGAGTCTTATTCATCATCTAGACAAATAGTGGAAAATGGTGGAACACTTGATTTGTATTTACTTTCTTCAATACTGAATAAGAAATATTGTGAAGAAATTTATCACACAAATGAAGGTGGACAAAATGATCTTTCAAAACTTGGTATAAATAATGTCAGTTATCAGCTAGGGAGATTTCCGATTTTTAACCCAAGTCTTATGCTAATGTTTGGCCCTGAATACTATAACTACAAACTGTATAGGACTAATTGGTCAATTATGAATGATTTAGAGAGAAGACTATTCATTGCATCACACAAGATGATTAAAGGAGGTTTAGTTGAGACACTAGCTGAGTTTGAGGATGGTGACACTGTGATGGGTGGGATGCTTAGGATTGAAGCAAAAATGGGACCAGTCAAACAACTGATGAGATTCAGAGACAAAGCAACAATGTCTAAAGAGGATGTTGAGAAAATGCTATCAGATAACCCAATACTTATTATAAAAAAACCAAAAACCATTGAAGAGATAAGGTTTAGAACTGTGCAGAAATTATACACCACTGGTTCAGCTGAAGCAC